TACTACAATTGCCTGCGCCTGCATTCGACCTTGGGCTATGTCAGCCCCATGGCTTATGAGAAAGAGCAAATGCGAAAAGCTGCCTAATCACGTGTCCGTTTTTATTTGACCAGTACAGACGGACTGCGGTCAGGAATATGGTCAGGTCAGGGACACCTGAAAGGGTTGCCATGATGGTTTCAGGGCACAAGACAAGGTCAGTTTTTGACCGATACAACATCGTAAGTGATACTGATTATAGTTTTGCAAACAGTTAGAGAAAAATTGCAAACACTCAGAGAAAAAAGTTGCAAGGGCGGCGGCAGGACACAAAAATCCTGTCCGATTTAGAGCGGCTTTTTTCGGCTCAAATCGACAGGTCAAAGTGTCAAAAAAATGTCATCAGGGTCGATTTCGATGACCCTTTAAACGGCCCCAAAAAACAAGTTGAGAGCCCTTTAAATAGCCATCGATTGCGATAATTTAAAGACGTCAATGACGGACTCCGGAGAGAAAAATGATGATGGCCATCACCCAAAATTTCTGATCAGCAACTCAGTCCTCGGCTTGCTCTTGCTCTCTTTCGTCCTGCCACAACTGTATTTGGTCGTGAGCCTCTCAATCCTGAAGCCCTTAAACAGCTTTTGCATCAACGGATGATCTCCCAAAGAAAGCACGAATTTGCCCTTTATTTGGCCCAGAGAGGCTGCCAGGGCCACGAAATCTTCTTCCTTGAAGTTGTGCCTATACCCTTTGCAACCATAATAAGGTGGGTCCAAATAAAACAGGGTGTGGGCCCTATCATAACGACCCACGCACTCCTTCCAGTCGAGACTCTCTATATTCACCCTGGCCAATCGCCAGTGCATTTCAAGGATATTTTCCTCTAAGGTCAGGATGTTTAGCCGGGAAGGCCCTGCTGTCCCATATCCATAGCTAGGATTGTTTAGCCGGGCGCCGAGGGCTACTTTCAATAGATAAAAATATTTGACCGCCCGTTGGATATCGGTCAACGTAAACGGGTCTTGGCGCTTTAGAATATCAAAGATCTTTCGAGATATGATGAAATACTTAAACTGTTTAACGAACTCCTCGAAATGGTTCTGTATGATCCGGAATAGATTAACCAGCTCCTTATCTCGATCATTCAACACCTCCACCTTGGAGGGCTCCTTCTTGAAAAAGACCCAGGCCGCCCCAGCGAATACCTCGCAATAGCATGTGTGCTCTGGGAATCGACTGATTATCTTTTTGGCTAGCCGCGACTTGCCTCCTACGTAACTGAGCGGGCTGTTCATGCGCCCTCCCTTTACATGATGCGCCGGATCTGCTTAAATCTCCCCGGTTCTATCGAGCCAGAGGAGTAGCAGTTTCGACTGTGATCCGCAGTTGGTGCTGCGGGTTAGTGGGGAGGGCGCTTGCCTCCCTGCCTGCTCCTCTATTCTATTGAGCGACTGCCTCGATCCACTTGAAGTCCACCTCCTGCGCTATTTATCCTTGGCCAGGCAACGTTCGACATTGATCCACATGGGCCGTGAACGCCGGAGAAGAAGCCACAAACAAGGACAGAAAACCAAGCGTTGCTTCATCTTGCTTGGAGTATCTGATCGCCTTATTCTCCGCGATCCGCTTTCCCATCAGCCGCACATGCGGTGATGCCTGGGCGATTGTTTCTATTAACCGGGCCGTGAGCGCAACCTCCCTCAGTGTTTGCTGAACCCTTGCCGGTTGCTCCGGCAGGACAATGCTATCGGGCACAGAGATATATGTTTCTCCGCCAATCGTGCACAATTCCGTTATCCTGCCGTTTTCCTCAGGCATTTGCTCGTAGTCCGGCTGGACCACTTCATGTGTTGTGTAAGCATCTGTAACTTTTTGGTAGCTGTATATTTTCGGCATATGGAACCTCCAAGATATTCAACATATATCCCAACGAATCCGTTCGCTTTGCATGTCCAAGCAAGGAAACAACAGCTTCTTGCCTGCCTTTTTTAAGCATCTTTCTAAATTTGTACAAACTATATTTCCTGATGAATCGCCTTGTCTTCCAGGTTCTATAGCCCACAAAATTGACCCCACGCCTGATCTTTTGAATGGTTGACTTGGATAGCTCAAGGCCCAAGGTTGTCCCGAGAAAGGCTGTGATGCATGCCCTATATTCCAGGCACTTGTTTCTTGTAAGCCCGATCAGAACAAAATCATCCACATATCTCACGTAGTGCCTTACCCTTAAGATCCGCTTGACAAAGTGGTCCAGTGGGTTCAGATATATTAAGGCATAGAGTTGGCTTAACAAATTACCTATCGGAATCCCTAATGGCTCACCTGTCTCAGCAAACAACATCATGATATCTATCAGCCTTTTGTCTTTAATCTTGCGCTCAACCAGGGTCCTTAAGATGTCCCTGTTCATAGAATAGAAAAACTTCCTAATGTCCAGTTTTAACGTATACAGGTCTCCGCTGTATTGCCTTAACGCTTTTTGCGCATAATCGCTTGCCTTGTGGGTCCCGTATCCGACCCGGCAGGCAAAGGACGTGCTGATAAAGGTTCTATCAAAGATCTCATAGACAATCCGGTAAACGGCATGTTGAACAACTGTATCGCTGAAAGCCGGGGCATAAATAATCCTTTTCTTGGGCTCATGGATGACGAACTTGAAATATGGCCTTGGCGTATATGTTCCACTGTGCAAGGCTTTATGCAAAGATGACAGGTTCGCGCCCAGCCTTGTTTCAAATTCAAAGCAGGCCCTTTTCTTTCTTTTGCCTTTTCTCGCGTCCAAATAGGCTTCGTATAAATTGCCTTCTGAAAAAACATGATTAAATAGCTGCCCGACTCTTTTCATGAAAATGCTTTCTGATCTTCGGCCGCTTGCCTACCAAAAAGAAAGCTTCAAATAGATTTCGCCCAAGGCAGGACAACATATCCCTGTAGCCCCACTGTCTCCATGCCGGAGCTTGAGGTGAAGCTGTAGTCCGCACGGAAGCCCACGTTGTTGTTCGAATTCGTCCGGTTGTTGTTCCAATTCACGCTCCAGACCCCTGCATTCGAACTGTTGTTCCAGTTGCCGCAGGATAGCAAGCATATTGATATGTTGCCCTAAAAATTACCACCTCTTCTCCTTTTTCATTTTTGAAATCCAACCCCCTATGTATCGGCCAAGCTCGTCATTCAGCTTGCTGATGGCTGTAAATCTGTGGTCCGCCAGCTCCCACGGGCCTTTGTCTGTGGCCCTGCCGTCCCTGAAGGTAAAGTAGCTCAGTTCATAGGCGAGATATAACTGCATCCTGAGCTTTTCGTGCACTATGTCGAGCTTTGTCAGGGTGGTTTTTTTATGATATTTCTTTTGCCCTTCAGTGACGAGATCGTATAGCTCATAAGCGGTATTCCTGATCCTATTTGAAAGGGCATATTTTTCGTGCTTTGGAAAATGGTTCAGGTATATATTCAGGAGCTTTATGAACTCCATAAATTTTCTATTCAGACTTGCTTCGCTATGAATCCCCACCATCACCGCCTCGTTATCACTCGGCTAATCAAGGTAACAGGTAACAGGCCGCACGGAAGCCCACGAGGGCGCTCGAAGCCGCCCGGAGGCTGCGCCAACGCACGTACCAGACCCCCGCACCCGAACCGCTGCCCCCGTAGCCGCAGGAAAGCAAGCAGAGGGCATCCCTCAAATATTGATAAAAATAGTCTTTTCCAAAGAGGTTGGTGCCGGTTGTGTCAATGGCATCCTTGTCTTTTGGAAGACCCAATCCGGTCAGCAACCAATCAGCGCCCGAAGCCTCCTCGCTAAGCACCTGGTTTTCGCCGCTGCCATAGCGTTGAGGGTAGCCGTTGTTTGGATAGCCCGTTTCAAACGCGGGAGCAAAGGCATCCATCATCGCGGCCACACCGGCAGCGCCCCAATGGTCTGTCGCTTCGGAGTCGCCACTGGTAAAATCCTTCATGGCAGTGGCCTGCTTGGCTGTATAGAACGTGGCCTTGTGGATCTGGCCAGGATCCGTTCCGGCGTTATAGTCTGCAGCAAAGCCGGAGCTATCAACGCCGTCCAGGCTGAAGGAATCATTGTCGATTTTGGTAATCGCAAAAATCTTGTCGTTTAGCGCTGTCCAGTCGGCTTGGGTGATATCGGTGTCTCCGATCATCACGTAATCACCGGTCGTTAAGCCGTGGCCTGTCCACGTGACCACGCAAGGATCCGCCCTGGTCATCCCTTCAATCGCTTGCGTTGTTACGATGGCCGTGACGCCCAGCGATACTTCCCACATTAGGCCGTTAATGTCGGCCACGCCTGAAGCCTGTCCGTTATGCGTGGTTTTGGCAAAAGGAGTGCCTGAGCCTGTTTTGCCACAATTGGAATACCCGTCGCTCGTATAGCTTACGGTGCCGTCATCGGTGTCTCCCAATGCATCATTATTGCAGCCTTTGGGAAAGTTGTTTGTGGCATCATACCAGGCACAGTACGTGGCATCAGATGAAGCCTGTCCATGAGCCATTGCGATGAGGGCTAGGGCGGCATGTTGAAGGCGTGATGCCACGTGAAACCTGCTGCCCCTGGCGCCTGCTGCGTTGATTGTTTCATAATGGGCATTGCCCGAGCACGCCGTGAGATCGGCAATCGGGTTATGTGCTGCATTGGTGGAAATTGGATTACCATTCTTGATCGAGCTGGCAATCTCGTCGCCGTCATACGTGTTCTGGGAACACATATATTTGTCCACGAAAAAGCCGTCCTGCTCAGAGCCTCCATCTATGAAGGCCCGGTGCAGGGCATAGCCATCCGCACTGGCGGCGGCTGCATTGGCATACGTCTCAACCCCCTTAATGTCCACCGAATTGACACCATAATCTCCATACGTGGGGTTGCTGGCATGGGACATGCGATAGTAAAACTTGGGAATCCAGACCATGATCGAGCCGTCCTGGTACTGGTAGTTGCCGTAATCATCGCTGTCGATATCCAAGGTACCGGCCAGGCGCGAAAAACCTGCTGGTGCGTTCTTGCAGATCCCCACGCCAAAACCTTTCTGGCCGGCAACACCGATATCGCCTATGGCCTCCAGGCCGCCAGCAATGAACGTCACGCCATCGCCATTGACCGTTGCGTCGATATAGACCTCGGCGAGGTTGTCGACTTCAAGAAGACACGACTCTCCAGCCGCCAGCGCAATGCCCCTCCGATTGGCCGCCGCCGCCACAACAGTCGGGCCGCCGACCACGATGATGCCGGTGTTGTCCAGCTCTGCCTGGATATACACGTTTTCGCACTGCATGCTCGAGGCCAAGGCCTCGGCCGTGCCGGCAGCAGCGACAGTTTTCCGGCCGTCCCCGATATTTTCGATATTGTGTAATGCCAGTGTCCGCGATAATGGTGTCCCTGCGCGCATCATAGCCTCCTTAAGTCCTTAATTATGTTATGACCGAACCCCCATCCTCTGATTATTCAGTGGCAATCTTCCACCATCTTTGCAAAATCGTATTTTTTTTAAAAAGCTTCTCAATCAAAATACATGGCTCCTCGACCCAGCCTGCCCCATCTCGTGCCGCTCCTTCCTCCACTGTTAAAAGTCCGAGATCTCCCTCGACAGCATCCCAGCCTTTCCAATATGGCACTTCCGTTGAAACCAGGTCGTGTTGAAAGGCAAACATCGACAGGTGGCGATACGCACATACACGTGCCGTGGGTTCGACCTGCACATCCGGCAGCCACAATTCCTGTTGCGGCTGTTCCCCGTATTGCAGATAGCTCTTTTTGCAATCCTCATGATTTGTCCGATCGTATACACATTGACCTTCCCACTCCCCGGTCGAGAGGTTCAGGCCATAGGACACAAGCCAATTGTTACAAACCAGGTCAAGGGGCGTTTTGGAGACCGACACTGTTTTGCCTACAAAATCAACCTGCCGAGGTCTTGATGTTTCAATGGCACCGAGATGAAATACCATGATGCCTGTCTTGCCCCATCGTTGCAGTCGGGCCGCATGGCATTGCTTCAAAATGCGGTCCACCACATCTTTTCCATCACACCGGGCATTAATGGCTACTGCGAACTTCATGCCGGGCAATAGATTTTTTGCCGTCTTGATCATTTCTATATTGATTTCATCGCTGTTGAGGCCAAATTGGTCAAATATATAATGAACCACATGCGCTGGATGCTCTATTAAATCCCCTGGGCTGCCCGTGTATTGACCCGCACCGTCAGTTAAAGCGCGAATTGAACAACTCAGTGGCTCGCTTGACGACCGACCGCTCGTAAACTCGAAATACGCGATCACGTTGCCCTCAGCATCCACACCGCCGGGATGGAGGGTATAATTTGCCGCAGCGATGACATTGCCGTTTTTGTCGTAAACGTTTTCAATGGTGCTTGTAAAATCAGCGTCTGCGGATTCCGTCATTCCGATGCAGGCCATGTATTTATAAGTGGTTGTACTCACACACAGCAGGCGAACGCCGCCCGCCCATTCTCCAAACAGGATTGCCTGGGCCTTGCCGGCCACTGAGCCGCCACCGCCTGCTGTCCGATGGTTCGGCCACGTGTTGGCGTTTATTGTTGAGAGCGGCAACGTCTTGAACCTTGAGACAGAGTAGTCATCTATCGTAAAATTATAGTGATACTTGTTATGCCCGGACTCGGAGATCCGAAAGATGCCCTGGTGAATGGGATAGTTTTCAATGTCTGTCCAATCCAGGCTGTCTGACCAGACAAAGACCCTACATTTTCCCCCATCCAGCCGTCTCAGGGCCTCATTGTCCTGAAATCGGTTTCTATTCAAAAGCTGTACAGGCACACTTCCGAGGGCATAACGAAACGAGCGAAGATCGAACCGTGAGCCACACTGACCTATGTTTGCCACGCGCCCATCAAAAAGCAGAGAATCACCCCCGGCGTTCGGCACCGAAACCTGCTTGGTGGCAACGCGCTCCGTCAGCCCGTCGAACTCCAGCTCAACAAGAAAAACGATTTCTTTGTCTTTCCTCAAAGCGTCCGCTATAGTGCTCACAAAACCTCCTCGAATAACAACGGCCCAATATCGAAGCGCTCCAAAAACTTGTGGGCCTGCGCAGCATCGCCGATTAGCTTAACCAGGAAACAAGTCTTCAGGTCTGTATGGTCCGGAATCAGGCAAAGGTTTTTTCCTTCCAATATATCCAGCAGCGGCAAAAGCTCTTGCCTTGTGTTGTCCGCATAAGGCCAGGTTAATGAAAAAATCCGCTTTCTGTCAGCGGCCTTGACAGGCTCCATGCCACCGCCAGGGCTCCTGAGCATTTCAATGTCATAATGGTGATCCTGGTTATAACCGACTGCAAAGTCCCGGCTGAGCGTGATTCCTTTTGCCTGGACAGCAAACCCGATATTATAATATCCGTCAGATGTATTTTGAGCGCCGATGCTCATCCTTACGAACCGATATAAGCCACCCGTGAATGTTTTAGCGATATGATCCTGAAAGATCGCAAAGTGATCACCCACTCCCACTCCTGTCAGGGCAGACGTGGTATCCATGATGAGATAGTTGCCAATGTTGTCTTTGATCTCCCAGGTGCTCCCACTGGCCGAGCCATCGGTCATCCTCAGAAAATGCTTATTCGCTTTCAACGCGTGGTCCCTGTAGCCGGCAAGAAGCGCAGCATCTTCTATGACATTGCCCTCAACCGAATCCACTTCACCGCCGGTCGTTACATCAAAGGATACGGCTTCATCCACAGGCGGGCTGCCCCACGAATCAGCCGAGTTCATCTGAAAGCTCAATGTCCGCAGGTTGCACCCAAAGAATCCTACAGCGTCTACAAACAGCCGTCCCTGGGTACCCAAATCGATCACGATGGCGCAGTTAATATTGTCTTGAGTAGAGCGGTAGGCTTTCGTTGGTGAGCTCTCGATGATATGAGACATTGCATGGATGTATTGTGTCTCAAAGCTCCATACGTCATCTGCAATGCCAGCCCCACCATGCCAAACAATACCGACATCACAAATGAGTTTCTGTTCTCTTGATTTTATGGCACAAGGACAGGCATTGGCAGAAAAGGCCTTCCACATACCACGCCGCACAAGATCTGCATCCCCGTTCGTACTATCAACGTAACTACAGATAAGCTCGTTGCCAACCAATGCCAAGTATCCGTTTTCCAAATCAACACTGCCAATAGACTTGACATCAGCTTGAGCGGACCAACTGTCACCCCGATCGGTTGAATAGACCATGACGATCTTATAATCTGCTCCAGTACGATCTTCGCATACAACAAACAGGTCCCCATTGATATCCATTTGGATATGTGGGTTCCAGACCCCGTTTCCGCCAGCGGCAATGAGTACATTTTCCTGAGAGCCCCAGGAGGCTCCACCGTCAGTAGATATTATCCTGGCTATTTTATAGACAGAGCCGCCAGTATCGTCGGCATAGACACAAATCAGGTCGCCATTTTCCATTTGCTCTATGGATGGGAGATACTTGCCTCCGGTGGTTATGGTTATTTGGTCTCCCCAGGTCATTCCGCCATCACTAGAGATGCGGCCGTATATATCTCCACCGCACCCTCCCACTGCATAGAGATTGCCATTCTTCAGTTCTATGACGTCATAGAGATATGCGGAACCCTGAGCGATGTCTGATGACCATGTCTCGCCATGATCATCAGAATAAACAATGTATGAAGGGCTCCCATATAAAAACAACATTAAGCGGCCCGACTCCAAGGTGATAAGGCACTTCACAGTACGACTGTAGTCAGAGGCCTGAATTGCTGACCCCCATGTGATGCCTCTATCGGTTGATATCTTGCGATATATATTACTGTCCCCGCTGTCCTGGTAAACAGCGACCAGGTTACCATTTGCTGCTTCAGTAATTGCAGCCCTGCTCGTCGTGTTGACTGTGTTATGAATCTCGGTTTCTGCAAGCCAATCGGCCTGAGACGTGGCGTCTCGGCCAAGATAGGTCGTGCCGCCGTCATGGCTCCATTTAAACGTGGCGATACCAGCGTCTCCGACGTCTACAAGTTGAACCCTAAAGTCTCGGGTTTCAAAGGCTACCGTAAGCGTAAAGGTCACCCCGCTCACTATCTGTGCGCTAAAAGCATCCGTGGTCAGGGTGCCCGTGGCCTGGGCGAAATCAATAATGGATTTGGTCTCTCCGTTACAGGCCCCGGAAGTAATCTGTACTGTTCCGCCGATGAAGTAATCATCTCCGAAAGCGCTCAAAAGGCTGTCAATGACTGTCGTGCCATCCACGGCGCCATTAGACGTGGTTGTGCCTGAATATGAAAAGTCTTGAATTGAGCCTTTAGACAGGAGACGAAAGGCGCCGCTGTTTCCGCTGGCTGGCTCTGGCTGCCCGATGTATTCACCTGCCTGTTCCGTGGCACTCAAAAAATGATCGGGCTCCAAAAGTCTTTGCGTAAGCAGCATGACGCTCATATATCCAAACCCACCCTGCTTATATCTACGGTTGCATATGATTTGCCGTGATGATACCGGTTCACCCGGTCTATCCTGTCTGAAATCCAGGTGTCCACATCGTCTGTGGTCACGATCCCGTTAAGATGAAAGTGGAAATTCGTAGCTGCGGACCCCGGCGGCTTGCCGGCATTGATGGCATCCAGGCCCGTCCGGCCGCCGATCGTGGCCACGCCCATGTGGGAGAGAAATCCCTCGCCCACCTGGGCCTTCACGAGTCTTTCGTCCGGTCTCAGCTCCGGCCCGATATAAACGCCTTTATGCGCGGTAATCATCCCGCCTGCATGATAGGAGCCCGGCTCACCCGAATAGCCAAGGGCCATCCGCATGCTGTTCATCATCTCCGCCACCACATCAAATACCGGGCGGATTTCCGTAAGCATGTCCCCCAGGCCCTCCATCTCGGGCAGCACGAGGCTGCGGAACCGCGAGGCCTTGAACTCGCCGTTCACGAACGATTTTTCAAACGCTTCCTGCAGGGTCATAAAAAGCGGCTCTAGCGTTTGCCGGAACACCGCGGTCTCCATGAATGCCTCGGTCATGCCGGTGAGGACATTCTCGTAAATGCTGGCCTTGATATTTTCTTCGAACATCGTCCAGTCGCCCGTGTCCACAGCATCTCTGAAGGCCGTGCCAATGATTTGGGCAGACGCCCGTGCCACGGCCTCCATTTTTTGCGAATGCTCCACAAGGGCCTCAATGGAGTCAAAGCCGGCCCGCTGCACAACACCGGTAAACGTCTGGCTTAGCGACGCGTCTATCTGCTCCGTTAGCTTGGCCAGCTCTTCCTGAAAATATTGGGGGGCCTTGCCGCTCTTGCTGCTGACCTCCATGTTCCAGGCCAAGGTGTTTAGGTGCCTGTTCACGGCTTCCTGGTATTCCTTGCCCAACATGGCATAGATCTGCTGGTACGGAGATATCGCCTGGCCCACAGCGGTCTGCGTCATCTGTGTGGCCTGATCGGCGCTGATGCCCGGTTGCCGCCAGATCCAGCCCTGTATATCTTCTAGGTTGTAGAGCTCGGAGGCCCCGGTCGGACCCAGGCTGAATTTTCCGCCAACACCCGCGCGCTCTGGGCCTCCACCCAGGAAACTGCCGCCCACGCCGCCCACAAGCGCGCCGATCCCCGCGCCGATCGGACCGCCGATAGCAAGTCCGGCTGCAGCGCCACCTGCAGCGCCCAGGCCGCTGTACTGGCCCTGGGGCAGCCCGAGCGCCTTCCCGATGGTCGTGTATCCGAGATATCCCAGACCGGCAGCGGTCAGATACGGCGCGGCTGCCGCCATAAAGCCTTGGGTGCCCTGGGCGCCGCCTGGCATCGCTGCGGACATCGCTCCGGACCCCGGCATGCCGGGGAGCCCCAGGCTCTTGCCCAGCCCATATAGCACTGGCACGATGACGGGCCGCGCGATTGCTTGGGCAGTCAGCTCGGCCAAATAGCGTAGAAATAAGTCCTTCATTCGGTCCAGCAGGTCATCCCATGAATCAATGGTGCCGGCGTAAATATCGTAAAGAAAATCAGAGGTACGATCCTGCACGCGCTCAAGGAAATGCTCGGTGTGGGCCTCCATTTTGTCAAACGCTTCTTGGTGCGCTTTTGCGGCTTCGCCAAAACCACTTTGCATTTTTTCCAACGCCTTATCTGTCACTTGGGCCAGTTTTTTTGTTTCCTCAGTCGTGGTAACTATTGCAGGCTTGACCTCATCATCTAGCGTTTTGGCATATTCTGCGCCCTTTTCCTTGACGGCACCAATCAGTTCACCCGCTCGTTTCCAGTATGAATCTTTGCTGGCCAACTCTACGAGACTTGCAGCCGATTTCTGCAGCACTTCGTTGAAATAATTGCTTGCAATCGTCACCTCAATAATGGCTGCTCCTATGCTCCCTGATTTGCCTGGAGCGACGGCATCTACCACCCTTTTGCTGATCTCAAGCAATTCAATCAGGCCGGCGCTTATTGCAGCGCCGAATGCGCCAAAGGCCATCTTTAGCCCTTCCCAAATCATTTGCCAGCCGCGAAAAGCTTCTCCCACGGTGGCCGCCCCGTAAATAATTATTTCAAAGATGTTTATTACTGCATCAGCCTGTTCCTGCGCCCATTCATCGAGGCGGCCCTCTTGCTTGAGCGTATTCAGCTCTTCAAGTACCATAGCGATCCCAGCTCTCAGGAAGTCAAAGACGCCGCCCTCCATCACTGCTTGCTGGTATTGTGTCCAGAGATCGGACATATTGGACATCATGCCGCCCCAAGTCTTGGAGAGGTTTTCCATGCCACCCGCGTAGCGGGCTTCCAACATGGACATGAGGGTGTCCGTAGCCTTGATGAGGTTGTCCCGTGTGGAAGTCATTTCCTGCACGGTCTTAAACCCTGCGGCCGCGGCCAGGTCCGTCGCGCGCAGGCCGAATTCTTTCATACGCTCAAACTCACCCTGGGAAGCGTCAGCCACCATTTCCACGGCCGCCATGATGGGCTTGCCCATTGCGGCAGCGGTGTCGCCCAGGGTGCGCATATATTTCATAGCATCCAGATGGTAAGCCTCAAGGCGCGTTGCAGCCTCAACAAGGCCAGAAATCTCAAAAGGTGTGGTAGCTGCAAACTTGGTGATCTCTTGCATCATTTTTGCGGCGCGTTCTGTGGAATGGAGCACCGTGCCGAGTATGGTTTGGTATCTCTCCATTGAGGCAGCCGTATTCAGAAAACCCCTTGCTATGTCAGCCAGCTTCCAGGCCACAAAAGCCGCGCCCAGCTTGGTGACCAGGCCGGTGGTAGGAATGAGATTGTTTTTGAATCGGCCGAGGGCTCTGTTGGCTTTTTTAAAGCCTCGCTCGCCCTTTTCTGCGGCATGATCGAGGTTCTCTCCAAAGCGGCGGACCACTGCCCGCCCCTTGTCGTCAACCTCGATCTCAATTTTTAGCTTATGAGCCATGTTGTTGATTCGTCCTGACTTCCTGGATAGCCCGAATAACTACCAGGCACCTGTCATGCAATATCGGCCGCCTGCCGCCAGGGATGTCATACAGATCAAAGACGGCGCGGATGGCTGCATAGTCAAACCCGTTTTGCTGCACGAGGCCGTCAATCATGCGCTCGAAGAGAAACCAGAAGCGCTGATTTGCCGCGGACAGCTTTGGGACTTCACCGGTCGGGCACCCCTGGACGGTCTCTATCCCCCGGCATTCAACCCTCGTGAATCCAGCCTCCTGGGAGCGGCGGCACAACCCGCAGGTCATGTGACTTTTGTCGAAAAACCACCGCGCCCAGCCTAAGAGTTTTTTTCCTCGCGCTCCTTGGCCCTGTGGAACTCCCAGATCTTGTTGAGCACAAAGTCTGCAATGCCGCCGAGGCGAAAGTCATAGATCTTTTGCTTGACTTCATCCGTGCACGGCAGCGGCTTGCCGTCCGCGCCTACCACATGAGCCATCTCTTCCAGCGCATCCTTGAACCGCTGGCACTGGTCCTCGCCGCTGATCACCATTGCGCCGTCTCGGATCGTGATGCTGCTCGCGCTAAAAGGTTGTGGCCGGATCTTCAGGCAGGCATTTTCCGGGCCTGGCCCTTCAACCACCTCGCCGGTCTCAAAGTCATACCACCGGCCGTCATAAGAAAGGTCTGTGTCAAGTTTAAGCATGAGGCCCCCTTTTCGGATTTATGAATCTTCTGTAAACGACGGAATGCCGTGTAGTTGAAAATTGATCGACTCCTTGACCACTTCGCCGATAGGTGCATTAAGGTTCAGGGAATCGAATATAACCCAGACATTCAAATGATCGCCGGTCTGATCCTGATCCGGATCATAGTGATACAGCTCCAGAAAAAAGTATGCCTGGGTGCCGTCCGCGCAGTCCTCCAGGCTATCGAAGAAGGAGTCGCGCCCAATAAAATAAGCGTTTGCGCTCCCGCTGCCGCCGGCCTGCCCGGGAAGAAAAGACTTCCACTGATCACCCACCTTGGATATTTCAGCCATGTCCACGTTGACGGCAAAGTTCCAGTCGATCAAATAACCCACCTCTTCCAGCGCGGCGAGCGGAAGGTAGCCGTTATTTCCGGTGACCGTCACCACGGTTACGTTTCCGCCGAATATGGCCTTTCCACGCGTGTGATCCACGATGCGCACATTTTCCCCGCCACTGTCTGTGAAGGTAGGGGTGGCATTCGGATTCAGGATCCGCTTCGTGGCGTCCGTGATCTGCGCCTCTGTGCCGGACTCGGTGCAAGCCTCGTCTTTGAGATTGCCGATGACCCATTGATCGCCCAATGTATGACCCGTTGTGGCCGCAAATGTCATGGTCTGGCCGTCATCCAGGGTCTGGGCTGCGCCCGTGATCGCCACGGTCTCCGTCCAGGCCCCGCCGTTCTTGCGCCACTTAAAAGTGTCCGGGGTCCCGGTACCATCGATAACGACCTCGTAATAAGCCGTTGCGCCTCCGGCAAATCCTGTGCCCCAGGTCACATCGTTGAGCCCGTTTCCTTTGAAGCCGTTTGGCCGCAAGCGATATATCGCGCCAAACTTCCCATGTGTGGGCGTTGTTGGAGATCCCATAGCTCACTCCTTTATGCGCTGTCCGTCAGGCTTAAGGCACCATCGCCCTGGAAGTTGATGGTAAAGCCCACTTTGTCGCCAATGGTCGGGCCGATACTGAAGCTGGTCACATAAACGTTGCCCGTAAAGGCATTCGTGCTGGCGTCCAGCAGGAACTTCACGTCCGTGAGCTTGGTGCCGGGCGTTGCCGCAACAATGTTGTCAAAAAACGCCTTTTGCTCGGTATTGCCCGCCACAAAATGACCCGAAAAAGACCCGTTCCAGCTCGCCATGCCGGGGATGCCTTCTTTCCAGTGCTGCCCCGCGCGCGAGATGTCGGCCATGTCCAGGTTGCAGTTAATGGTCCAGCCATCTCCATACTCCATTGCCACGTCGTTTTTCTCCACGCGGCA